CTATAAAGCTCTTGTACATCATCTAGTACTTCAGCTTCATTCTCTACATCGTCATTGTTAACTCTATAGCATACTAAACCAGTAAAGTCTATATAGAACTCATCTTTATTAGACTTATAGTATACTTCAGTATCTACTATAGTAGAAGTAATAACTTCTCCGTATTCCTTAGACTCTACTATCTTAACTTTAAAGCTTATAACTTCTTTATCTACGGTTATAGGTTTTAATATTATGTTATATAGTAATGTCTTCTCGTTATAGTCTTTAGGGTATTGTTCTTTAACGAATATAATATTAGATAGTTTATTATCTAGTACTGGTTGCTCTAGTAATAAGCTACCATCTTCGTTAAATCTTAACCCTACTAACTTAGATAGTGGTAATACTACATTCTCAGCTTTTATAGCTTCGTCTAGTTTAGCACCATCTTGTAGAATTTCATATTGTAACATAATTCTCCTTATGTTTATAATGTATTTCCTAGCTAGAAAATCAAGAATTTTTATAAATAGAGCTAGCTATTACTAGATAAGCATAGAAAGGAGTAATAAGTGGAATATGAAGTAACTAAAGAGCTTAATAAACTACCTACTGATAGAGGTGCTATAGTAGGTAGAGAATGTAAGTTTGTATCTTATGTTCCTGAAGATGATCGTATAGATAGAAAAGACATGCACTATGTAAAAGAGGTAGTAACGTTTGAAGATGGTTCTTCGGTGCGTAACTTAAGACCTATGCCTAACTATAAACGTTCATTTTGGGTTACTAAAGAGTTTAATAAAAATCATAAACAGAAGAAAGAGACTGAAGATATAAGTAAACTAAATAGGTATACTTGTACTCAATCAGAGCTACCTAGAGTAGCAGCTTCTAAGTTAGGTTCTAAGTATGTAGGTTGTAAGACTATGAGAGATATAGCTAATGATCCATACCTGTATGGTACAGATATAAGAGCTGCAGATGAAATAATGTATAAGTATACTAAGAAGTATCCTAACTACAGTTCTCCTAATATAGTATGTGCATTAGATATTGAAACTAATACTCTTACAGATGAAATTATACTTATATCAGTCTGTATGGAAGATAGAATATTTACTACTATATTAGAATCATTTCTACCACATACGGTAGATGTAACTAAGATATTAGAAGATATGGCTAGAAAGAACTTTCCAGATAGAGAAGTAGCTAAGACTATTAAGTTAGAATATAAGATATGTAAAACAGAGCTTGATGTAATAAGAGATGCTATCAATAAGGTTCATGAGTGGCAACCAGACTTTTTAGCTATATGGAATATAAGTTTCGATATACCTTATATAGTAGATAGACTTAAACAGTATGATGTAGATCCAGCTGAAGTATTTTCAGATCCTAGACTACCTGATAACTATAAGTATTTTAAATGGAAATCTGGTACAACACAGAAAGTAACTGCTTCTGGTAAAGTTAAACCTATGGCTCCACAAGAGCAATGGCATACGGTAGAAGTACCAGCTACATTCTTTCTTATAGATGCTATGTCAGCTTATAACTTTGTAAGATCAGGTCAGGCTCTTAATCCAGGTGGTTATTCTTTAAATGCTATCATAGAGACTAACTTAGGTAGTAAGTTTAAGAAACTACATTTTGACGATCCTAATACTAAGAACTTAACGAACTTAGAGTGGCACCAGTATATGGTAGCTAATAAACCGTTTGAATATGTTATATATAACCAGTGGGACACACTAGCTATGATAACATTAGATAATGAGATACAGGATCTGAAGATTAAGATAAGAGCTTTATCTGGTATAGCAGATTATAGTATATTTAATAGTGGTCCTAAGAAGATCATTACGAATATGTTTTTCTTTAATCTAGAACATGGTCAGGTTATGTCATGTAGACCTGCTATAACTAAGGATGATGATGAAGACGATGAGTCTAGTGTACAGCAACTCTCGAACTGGATCGTAATGCTAGAGATAGACCAGATCTGCCCGTCTAATGTAAATCATATTGGAGATTTTTACGAAAATGATCATGACCAGATGATTAAAGAATATGTTTTTGATGCAGATTAACTAAAATATTTACCCACTTGCCTTATATTGAAATCCATTTGTATTTTATTTATAAGGAGGGATGAGTGGATGAATTTATTAAAATTCCAAATACTGAAAACTATTTTATAGATTTAAAGTGTAGACGAATTTATAAACACGAGAACGATGGTTATTACATAATGGATAATAGCCTACCTTTAGTCGTTGTTATAAACAACCAAACCTTAACCAAAGATATAAACTGGTACTTCTGGTATACAGTTTATGATCTAGACTTTCCAGAAGAGCTTAATATAGACTTAAATAAGCTAAACTTCAAAAAGACTAATGTAAACAAGTATGCTACTGGTGTATACGAATATACTCCTGTATATGACGAGCCATTAGAAGTAAAACATGATAATAAGGTATTTCGTATCTTATTACCGTTTTTAGGCTATGGCATAGCAGATGATGGTACTGTTTACTCTTTTAAAACAAATAGCTATCTACAGAAACAGTTAGGTAAAATGGCTAGCTATTATAGAGCTAATATTACCTTTAGACTATATAATCTTAAAAAGCATAAATATGTATTTTTAAATAAGCAAATACCTATACATAGATTAGTAGCTAGAGCATGGTTAGAATACCCAGAGTCCGATCGAAGCTTATGCGTAGACCATATTAACTCTGATAAACTAGATAACAGAGTTTCTAATTTACGTTGGGTAGATTATGCTGTTAATAGTACTAAAGAGCTACATGGCGCTTTAGATTATGCTTTTCTATTGCGTAATGTAGATACAGGCGAAATAACTCCGCACGTTAGCTTAATGGAATGCTCTAAGTATATTGGTAGATCTAGAATAAGACCTAAACTTACTTTATTCGATAACGGTAGAATATTTGTAGGTAAGTATGGAAGGTTTGAATTAAAAAGATATAATGACGAAAGTGATTGGTATTATAAGAAATTACTTAATGGTGTAACACCTAATATCTATATAAAATACCCAAATGGTGATATAGATTATGTAAGTAACGTAAAAGAAGTTATACGCTCTGTTAATGGCGTTAGATGGTCTTGTAACTTTAAAGACGTTAAAGAAGACGCAGCTAAACTGGGTGTAGAGACAGACTATATAATACCTATCTTTGTAAAGGATAAAACGTTTCAAGTTTATAATATAGAGACTAAAGAGCTATTAGAGTTTGACCGTATTAAACAGATTATAAGAGCTGTACCTGTAGCAGAAGCTACTGTATATAAATATCTAAAGAACGGCTGGGATAATGTGCCTTTGAACGGCTATTTATTTAGAGTAAAAGATGATACAGAGTGGCCTACTGAGATTAAAGATAAGAATACTGATTATGGTAGATGTGGTATAATATTTATAAATGCAGATACTGAAGATGTAGTTAGATTCGAGTCTATAAAAGAGGCTTCAGAAGCCGCTGGTATATCTCCAGCACATCTTATAAGAAAATGTAATGCTGGTGTAACTTTAAACTATAATGGAAGTATATGGAAAATAAAGCGTGATTGAGTCTGCCTACTAAGTGATTAGTAGTAAAATACCTTTCTAATTGCTGGAAACTCCTAAAGGCTTAAGTACTCTTAGTAGTAACAATCTTAAGTATGCAACAATGGACAATCAGCAGCGAAGCCTATAGTTATACTATAGGAACGTTCAACGACTAGTAAGACCAGCACTAGAACGTGCTGGCCTACCTTGTAAGAGGGAAATGGAAGGATTCTACATGTGTGTAGAATAAGATATAGCCTATCCCAATTCGAAAGAATGGGTATTACCTTCGTCAATTAGTGCGTATCCGAGTTCTTCGCTCTCATGTAACGTATCGCGAGACTGTACTATAAGAGAACTCTTAGATGTAGAAGGTTTAGACTTTGAAACAGAAGTCAAACTAGAAAACATCAACCTCCTTATAAATAAAACTAACTCTGTACAGTACATGTCTAAAATGTGTAATTTTCCTACGTTAGAGCAGCTAGATGGACTTATAAAATAAAAAAGGTTACTATAGAGTAGTAGTACTGTTTACACAGTACTACTACTCTTATTTTAATGTTACTCAGTTACTTCAGCTACTATCTTATAAGGAAACATAGCATCTGATAGACTACTACTAGTTCCTACAGTAGGTAACTCTATGCTATATATGTTGCCTAGTTTCTTAAAGTAGTTACTTAAGTTGTTATGGTTTAGTACTAATATACCAGCTACCTTTTCATATTTATTAGCCTTAATGTAATCATTGTACTCTTCTATACTTACTACACCTACCATACCATCTACTGTATCTACATAGCATAACTCTTTACTACTATCTAAGTTAGCTATCTTAATAAGCTTACTATTACTAGTAGTAATTTTTACTATAGTATCTTGTATTTCTAAACTATTACCAACTAGTTCATACTCACTATCTCTATTATCTACTATAGAGTTAAGTATAGGTTCTGTTATCTTAGTTATAAAATAACTATTAGTCTTACTTATAAACTTATATACTACATCATCTTGTATCTTATCTATAAATATTACTTGTTCAAAGTTCATATCTATATACCTCCTTATATCTAAAAATATAAATATACTATAGCTATAGAAGTAGTCTCTATATAGAGCTACTCCTATAGCATACTATTAGTTATAACTTATTAATAGTTCACAGCCTGTCACCATTAGTGCTAAACAACCTACTATAGCAAATAGTATAGCTAGTGTATCTACTGTTTTATCTAGCATCTTAACCATATTCATTTACCTCCCTATATAGTTTATATTAGATTTTAGTAACTCTAGTGCCTAATCCTACTAGAGCTAATAAACCACCTACTACTAACCAACCTGATAACTCTAATAGAGTTATTCTCTTTTTATTCTCTTTCATTACTTTATACCTTTCTACCATATTACACTATCTTTAAACATCATAATAGTAGCTAACACACATACTACAAAAGTAACAGTTACAGTAGTTACTATATCCTTTGCTGTTAACTCATGTTCATCATAGCTATTCTCGTTCATATCTGCATAATTAGCTATTATATTACGTAAACTTTTCATAACACAACTCCTTAATATAACATATTTTACAAATAGGCTTATAGAGAGCATTTAGAGCCTCTCTACGCAACAATCTATTCTTATTAGGATAGATTATACCAACCATACTTAGATCTCTCTCCTAGAGCTCTCTAAATGCATTTCTAGTAAGCTTTAAATCCACTAAGGCTTAGTATATGTTGTAAGCCTTCTGATTTACTAAGATTCATAAGTATCTTATCTCTAGTAGTCCTATAGCTCCATTTCTTCTCTAGAGCTATACTATACAACTCTCTCTTATACTTAGTATCTACACCTCTAACCATATGATCATCTCCCATTATAAAGTATACTATATCGTTCATAGGTAGTATACTAAGATCTAAACTACCTAGTGCATGATATTTAGTATACCATAGATGGTTATCTTTAATTACACCAGTATGTGACTCTAATAGAGTCATATAGTTACTCTGTAATAGATCTATAGGTAAGTGTGTAGTAATAAGACTATTATAAGTTATAGTCTTATCTAATCTATAACCTTTAGTCTTAACTACTTCTGTATAGTCTATAGACTCTAAGTAAGGTTTAAATAGCTTAATAGCAGTTATAGTATTTTGTATATACTTAATGTTAATATCTTTACCTTTATTAAAGTTCTTAATAAGGTAATCATACTCTGGTACTATTAACTTAAAGTAGTTATCTTTAAGGTTAGTAGTAGCTAATAAACCTTTAAGTATATAGATCTCTTGTTTAAGTACATTAGATATAAGTTCTGCTACTAGCTTAGGATCTGTACTAGCTATAGCAGTTCTATCTTGTAAAGAACTAATGATATTACGTATAAGAGTATAACCATTAATAAGATAATAGTTATACTTATTAAGATCTACTCTAGGTGGTATAGGTCTTTCACTATCGTATCTATCTGTAGTAGGATCAAATAGTGATTCTAATAGTAAACCAGTACCTATAGATATACCAAATGAAGTAGTAGTTCTATCTTGTAATAGATTAGTAAACTCTTTTCTATTCATGGTTACTCCTTTCTATCTCTTATTAAATATACTAAAAATAGTAAATATACTAGTACTAGATTTCATTCTAGTACTAGTATACTGTTACTTTATGAAGTAATTTAGTATTATTATTTTATTTATGGACAAATGACTGATAATAATAATAATAATAATGGGACGCTTCGCGTCCCTAACTTTCTTTTATCTAGGTAATCTATTTCATATAGGTATAGCCCCAAGATCCGCTTCGCGTCTCTTCTCCTCTAGTTGGTCTTCTTCGGTCGGTATACGTCCATATCCTCACCTCGTGCCTCGTTTCGTCTATAGTCCGTATCCCCTCCCTCACTCCTACTCCTACCCCCTAGAATCTCGTCTAGGTCATAGCAGTGTGTAGTGTTTAAGAATATACCTATATGAAATGAGTTACTAGCACCTATTAAGTAAGCAGACAACTAAAGTTACAATAGTAGTAAAGATATACAGAACTACTAAAGTAAGTTCACTATATATACAATAGAAATAAAATAGATATATACCTAATATACCAATAAGTATATATCTATATACTATCATAGAGTGTAACGATATATGTATAGTATATAGATATAACATTAAATAGATTAGATACGTAGTATCTATCTACCTATTAGAAAGATTAGATACGAAGTATCTATATACCGATTAGATAGGTTAGATACCTGTAAGGTATCTATCTACCGATTAGATAAAATAACTTTATATAAAAACTATAGCTACTAGATATACCTTAATGGTATATCTAGTAGTGTTTAATAGTTATCTAGTAAAACTATAAGAACTATTTAACTCTCTTAACATAGTAGTTATATCATTTCTTACTATAGTTAATCTATTAGGATTAGCTATAAGAGCTTTTATATCAGCTTCTCTATAGTACTTAGTACTACTTACAGTAGCATCATCTAGAAAAGTATCTTCATCTAGAATAGTAGCTTCATCTAGAGGTGGTACAGATATAGTACAAGTTATAGTCTTAATATCTGGATTATACTCTACAGTAAGTTCTATACTATTATGTAATATACTAGTATCAGATTCTTTATAATAACCATTAAGTATAAAGTAACTAGTACTAGGTTTATCTAATAGATAACAAACTAAACCAGATGCTATAGGATCTACATAGTTTAAATCTACAGTAGCATAACTAAGATCTTGTGTAGTCTTATAGCTTATATCAGATAGATACTCTCCTAGAGTAAATATACTATCTATATCCATATACTTATCTTTTATAGAGTTAAAGTAAGGTATATCAGATAGTATATCTATAGTATCAAACTCTAAGCCTAGATCTTCTCTACGTTTATATAGATAAGATTGATCATACGGTAGTATATAACCACCATCTTCATCTCCATGATACTCTGCTAGATCTAATGGATTATTAGTTAACGTAGATATACCTACAGATGTTGGTGTAGTACCAACTGTTAACATATGTATAAGCATACTATAGACCTTTTAGGTTACTATCTTCAGTATCTTTAGTATATTCATCTAGAGTAGCTTCTGCTTGAGCTCTAGATGCTTCATCAGCGGCTAGTAGTTCATCCCATGCTGCTGATACACGATCTGATGCATCATTAACCATATCCTCTACTGCTGTTATAGTTTTACCTATACCATCTTTACCTACTTTATATCCTACTGCAAATATAGCTGCTGCAGCAACTGTTTTAAATATGAAATTAAACATAATATTACTCCTTATATGTATATGTACTCTATATGGCGGTATAGAGTAACTAAATAACTTTAAATACTAACTTATACTAATAATGTAAATAGATTAAGTTGTTTATTAAAGTAAACTGTAACTGTACCATTATCTCTATTAGGGTTCTTATTATAGAGCTTGAATATAGATAGTCCTGTAGTATTAACTATATTAGATAGTTTAGTAAACTCAAAGCTACCTATATGGATTTGAAATAAGCCTGGTGTCCTAAAGTTAACTGTCCATGCTCCTTGATAGAATACTATAGGAGTAACATAAGATAGCTCGAAAGAGATACCAGTAGTCTCATAGCGTTTAATAAATATAGAGCTATTAGATACTAAAGCATTAGCTATAGAAGTAGCTAAGTTATTAAGTTCTTGCTCTACTAGACTATATGTACCATGCTGGTTAAGTACTTTAACAGCATCGTGGTAATCTTCGTCTATAGCATCTATATTTAGATCTGTATTACCTACATAACGTACTATAGTAGTAAATAGTGTAGTAAGTTTAAGATAGATAGCTTCTATAAACTTAGACTGTGTTCTATTAGTAGTAGAGTGTAGTACATTAAGTACGTCTAGTAGCTCTCCCATAGTAGTAACAGAGCTTAGTTTAGATTTAACAGCATCTAGTACTAGATTAAAATCAGTTAGCTCTTGTTCTATCGTATCAGCAGTATAGTTAAGTCCATCATAGCAGACATAACCTGTTACTGTATCTAATAGAGAGTAAGCCTTATATTGATCTAGAGTTAATCTATTTAAGTAATAGAAAGACTCAACTTCATTGTGTCTTAAGAGTGAAGAGCTAGTGTAGTCACTAGCTTTAAAATCTCTAATAGTCATATTTTATATCTCCTTACGTTAAATGTTAATATCAACTGGTTTAGATACTACCTTATAATGGAATGTATCAACTGTACTACGCATAATGATTATAGTTACCATAGTATCTGTATTGAATATAGTTAATCTAGTATAATCACCTTTCTCTGGTAATAATGTATCTAGACTATTAAATAAAGAAGAGTAACTATAACGATGTAGTTTACCTATAGCATTAGATAAATAGAACTCTGTATCCATAACTTCTGGAGAATATAATAAGATACCATCTGTTTTATATTCATAACCATAAGCAGTAACACCTAGTTTATCATTATTTACTACTTTAGTATTATTAGCAACCTCAGCAGCTTGATTATAGAGCTCTTTAAGAGCATTATCTATAAGTACTCTATCTGCTATAACATCTATACATTTGTCTACAGCTGCTAATATATCTTTATAGTCTAGTAGTATGGTATCTATATCACCTTGTGCAGTCTTAGGGTTAAGAGATAAGTATAATCTAGCTAGATCTGTTAAGTTACTATAGATATGCTGTAGATCTACTTTACTATCTACTTTAGAAGTAGGTACTGTATAGAGATTCTTAACGGTATAAGCTACTCTAGTTAGTACATTACGTTGTATAGTATCAGATTCATTGGTACTAGTTAATATAGAGCGTACTATGTTAGGTAATACAGTATTATACTCTCTAGCAGAATCAGTAGCTGGTAAGATAGGATATGTATCTTCTTCTCTACCTGTAGGATTACTTACTTCAGAGTTATAAGTAACTCCTTTAGCTGCTAAATAAGGTATAACCTTCTTAGCTGGTTGTCTTACTACTGGTTGCTCTACCTGTACTGTTTGTATCTGTTGTACTGGTACTGGTGTAGCATTAGCTTGTATAGTATTAGAGTTACTATACTTAGATACTCCAGCATCAGCATTCATAGCAGTAGTATTATAGTTATAGTTATTATTACCATAAGCCATCATAGACTGCTGTACCATAGGTCCTGGTACCACCATAGTAGGTTGTACAGCTCCATATACATTATTACCCATATTTGTATACATCATATTGTTATTTCCTCCTAATATCTCTTTTATCATATTGTCAGCTTGTTGTATAGCTCCATCTAGATATATATTTACATTATTACTATATGCAATACCTAATGCTGTATTATATTTACTAGATGCTAATGTATTAAGTATACTAGCTGCTGAAGCTCTAATACCATTTTTCATAAACAGATCTATATAGTTATATATAACTAAGTTTACTATTAGCTTAATAGATAGATCTGCTAAGGCAGGAGATCTATCTCCCTGCCTTAGCATGTTATTTAAATTGTATTCTATATTATTCGTACTAGCTATGATACTACTCAGCTTCTGATTCAGTAGCATCATCTGTTGTTGATTCAACATCCTCGTCCTCTCTTTCTTCATTATTTAAATCTTCTAGCATATCATCGTTAAGAGCTTTAAGTTCTTCTGGTACATTATCAGCATCTGTTACACCACGTAGAGCATGATCTAGTTTCTCTATAGAAGCTTTAAGATGATCTGGTATGATAATATGTCCAGTAGCTTCATCCCATTGGCCCCAAGGATTAGCACGTAGGCTTGGTGATGGTGCTGCTTTGATTAAGTATAGTAAACTACCAAAGCAGAACATAGGAGCTGTTAGTGTTCTAATATTATCTGGGAATGGAGATTTACCACCTCTATATACACCTTCACCTCTATTTTGATTCTCTAGCTGTGAAGTAGCTTTATAATAGAAGCTATCGTTACTAATATCAGCTTGTGCTAATGCTAGGTTAGGAGTTACTGATTTAGTAAGACTATAGATTATCTTCTCGGATATATTTATATTAAGAACCTTCTTAACTTCTTCTCTAGATGGTGTACCATTACTAGATTTCTCATTACGCTGGTTAAGCTGTTTAACAGCCTTATTGAATCCTATAATGATAGCATAACATATATAGTAGTTAAGATCTAAGTGTATATGGTTAAGATTTCTATTATACTCTTTAGCATTATTAACACTAGTATAATAAATTCTTATAATATGCACTAACATGTCCCAGAAGTTATGTATATCTAATCCTATATTAACTAACTTCTCTTCTATAATCTCATCTACGTAACTATTTACAGCTGTAATATGCTCTCTAACATCAGATCTTATCTTATCTACTGTTATGCCAGTTTGATACATAGTACGACCTAATATGTCTCCCCATACTTTCTTCTCAGCTTCTTTAGCTTTCTTATAAAGAAATGCTAAGTTATTATACTCTTGATCAGATTTAGATTTAGGTTTACCATAAGCTATTAGGTTCTTCCAAGCTCTCTCTTCAGCATCTATAGCTTTAGCCATATCTTGTTCTATATAACCATTAATAAGATCAAAGCTAGTTATGATACCGCCTATTATATTACTTATAAGACTATCACGATCTATCTCTTTCCTAATAAGAACTTTCATACAGTGCTGTCTATAGGCAACACCTTTATCATAGAGTCTAGGTTTTTCACCTACAGTACTAAATATATTATACTCTGGATACTTATCAGGTGTATATTCATTATTAGGATCATATCTTACAAATAGATCATCTGGTGTAATATCTGTATACTTACTTAGAGTCTTTCTAAGTCCATATCTACATAGTAAATATAAACCTAATGGAGTCTTAGCATCTTTACGCATCTTATCTTTAGCACCAGCGTTAAATATAGCTGCATATAGTACCCTAAGTAACTCAGGTTCACTAGCTCCATTTAGTATAACTCTACGTTGTTCAGAAGTAACGTTGATCTTATCTCTATGTAACCTTACGAAGATCTTATCTGGTTTAACAGATATAACTAAATCAGTTACTACTGGCATTACTACATACTTAGTACCACTTATGGTAAATATATTACCAGCTTCTGCATATGGTAAGTATATATACTTAGATAGTCTCATTCCGTTATATTCAAATTGAAACTCTACTAGCCTTACATTATTCTTAGCTATATCTGCAGATCTATTACCTGCTTTAGGTAAAGTATCTTCCATAAGCTCTTCTTCTGGAGTACAAATCTTATAACCAACATATTTAAAGTCTATACTAGGATCTACTTTAGCCATACTGATTCTAATCATTCTGTCTAGATATTTAGGTATTGCTTTAAATACATCTTTAACTATACCACGGACGAACCTATGGTTCATCTGTGGCGTATGTTCATCAAGTGCTTTTGCAAGTAAACTATCCATTTTATTCCTTTTACGTTAATTTAACTTTCTATTTAATATAGGATTTTTTAAATTTTAAAATCCTTTAGCAAGATTCCATAGTGAAACTAAACTAGATAGTCCAGATGCTAGTGATTTAAGCAAATCAGCACCTAGAGAGTTACTCTCTCTAAGTGCTTTAGCTTTATCATTAACGTGTTTAATTTTCTCTAGCTCTATGCTATAAACTTGCTTAATAGAACTTGCTATACAATCCTGTATAGCTTTCTGTTGATCTAGTGTTAACTTAAGACAATCTATATAGCTCTTCTTAAGATCATTCTTAGATTTCTCATACTCAGTATCCGCTCTATGATAATCTGTATCGAATTTCTTAATAGCTATAGTCTTATCGTCTAGACCGTTACTTATAGCTTCTATAGGTTTACTATAGATACCTAACTCTTCTAGTTTACTATCTGTTAATGGATAGACTCTCTCTTCGAAACTATTATCAGTACTACCTTTAATAGCTACTACTATAGCAGACCTACCAGTTTTACTTTTACATACTGGTATAGGGTGTACATTACCAAATACTTTAGTATAATATGTTCTACCTAGGTATTCAGACTCTGTAGTCTCTACTAAGATACTGAAGCCAGTACTACTACTAGCTCCAGTATCAAGGTCTATTCTATTTCTATTAACAACATTATAAGGATGGCTAGCATTAACACTAGGCATCTTATCGTTTAGTACTATAAAAGTATCAGTCTCTTGGTCATAGTAGCTATTTTTCTCTTCTAGCTTACTAAGTGGTATAAATACTATATCTTCAGCTTGTATACCATTAGCTCTTAGTAACTGAGTAGCAGTTCTAGCCCTATTCTCTTCTAAGTTATATCTATAGCCATTACAGAAGTGTTTCTCGTAGTTATCTCTAGTCCATGTAGATACTATCAGATTAGGATCTAAACAACTAGCTAATAGATAGTTACTATATTCATAGTTCTTACCTGCTATAAACTTACTTATAATACCTTGGTTACCTAAACTTAACTCTATATTACCTTCTGATAACTTAAAGCTACTAAGTCTTAACTCTTCTTCAGTAGGGTTCTTCTTAATAACAAAGTTACTTACATTACCAGTATAAGACATAAGTAGATTATTATAATCTTCTCTAGTTAGTATCTTATCTCCAGTAGTAATATTAAGTAACATATCATCCTTCTTACTATGGCTATATACTAACTCTTTCCAAAGTTTAATATTAGCCTTATCAGGACTATATTGTAGTTTCTTATTAAGTATACTACTATCTATACCAGAGTTAAATAGGTTACAAGTACCAAAGTTCATACCTAGCTTATATTTCTCTATGAATCTAATATAAGCATCTGCATAACTATCAATATTAGTATCATAACCAGATAGATAACTATGTACATTAGGTATAACACCATTGTTGTTTATTAATGGTTTATAGCACTCCATAGGAGTATTACCGTTAGCTATAGCAACAGCTTCGTTAAATAGCTTCTCAAGATCTTCCATAGGCTTACCATTATTATCTAAACCAGTATTAGTTAGATTAGGTCTACCGAATACATTTCTAGTAACTATAAATATACCTTTCTCATCTACAGAACCATTAAATAAAGTTTTAATAGCATCTGTAAATTCATACTTAGGATATACCATAGATGGTCTATTACGTCTATCTAAAGTATGGAATACATGCTCTTCTGGATTTACATTGGTAAATACATATTTAATAGTATTCCATTTATTAGAATCTACATCACCTTTAAGATCATTATTAACTATCTTAATATCGAAGAAACTAGCTACATCAGATTCATAACCTGTAGTTATCTTAGCTAGTTTACCATCTTTATTAATAATCTTCATAGACTCTAGTTCACTATCGCACTTAGTTCCAGTAGCTATAAGTTCATTAACTTTAGCATAATCGCCAGTTACATTAGCTTCAGCTTTAGCTCTAACTAAATCTTTTTCTACTTTAGCTTTAAGTTCTAATACAGTTTTATAGACAGTATAATCTTCTTCTGTAAGATCATCTACTACTATAGATTTAAATCCAGAACTAGCAAAGATCTTATTAGCTATACCTCTATAAGTATCAGTACTTACACTATCAAAACCAGTATTAAGAGTTGCTCTTAATACACCTTCACTATCTCTTAGTCTACTAGATACTAACTTAACAGCTACTGCTAGTGAAGCTAATACCATAGTACCTATTATATCACCTGTATAAGAACCCCTTATAGTATTTTCATAGACTACTTTCTCTACATCTACTTTTTCTACTACTGGCTCTTCTTTATTAGTTTTAACCTCTTCTACTACAGGTAGTGGGTTATTAACTATTCTATTCTCTGGAGCTACGTATATAACACCATTATAACCAGATTCTTTAGCTAATCTTCTTACTAATGGATCTTTACTTAACCTTGGATCGTAGATCTTATTCTCTTCTCCTAAAGTAACACCTTCTACTTTAGGTTTACGTAATGGAGTACCGTTATCTGTAACTACGGTACCATCCCAATACATCTTAGTATTAAGATCTCTTTCAACATCTTTTATCCCATACTCCTGTATAGGAGTTTCTACTACATCTGGAAATGGTTCTTGACCTATAGTCACCATTTTAGACTCCTTATATTTTAATATAAATAAGCTAGTAGAATAGATAAAGAATTTAGCTATTATTCTCTATATTATACTAGCTCTAATAGAAAATATTATATATACTTTCTATATAAATAATATCTAACTGTATATCTGTCATTCTGACAGTATATACAGTTAGATGTCTCTTCTAGTGTCGTTTACGATACTAGAACATATCTAATTAATATTACATCACTCTGATAGCTTATTAGGCTATCAGAGTGACTTATGTCTATTTTAACCAACTAGTCTAGTTAACTGGTGGTTAAAAGACTCTAAATAAGGTATAACATTTAACTGTTGCTGTTCTAAAGCTGTATTAGAATGTTGTTTAGCGGCTACTAAACTATCTATAGCTTTATAAAACTTATTTAGAACTGGGTATGGTAGATTACATTTGTCTATTCGAGTTCTTATAGACTTAATTAAATAATCTACTCTAGATTCAATAGTTCCTACTTCGAACATGTTATCGAATCTTTCAGAAACCATAGTCTTATCCTCCTTTCATAAACGGAGTAGTACAGATACCTTTAAGGTATCTGTACTACTCTCTATATAAAGAATATATAACTATAGATAGATCATTCTGATATAAATATAGACTACTAGTAGGATGTTACTCCTACTAGTAGTCTTATAGTGTTATTAGGTTATAGCTTATAGCTAGCTATTAGAAGCTAGTTACAACCTTGTAACCACGAATGCACTTTTTAAGAGTCTCTGTAATACCCTCAATATCGAACTCAGCTACGATTGGTAGTGATGGGATGTAAGAGAATCTTGGCTCAATGTGTAGCTCTTTAACAGTGCTGTTAGCTCTTGTAGTTTGAACTTCACGGTTGAATGGTGGTGTATATAGACCGAAACCGAAGTTTAGAATATCAGGAGCTGTATTTCTATCTGGGTTGCTAGGGTTAATAAAGCTAACGATAATTTTCTTATCCATTAGTGGGTTGCAAGTTGTTACAATAACAGCATCAGTATCGTGTGTTAGTGTAAATGTGTTGCTGCTTACACTAGCATTTACAGATGGTTGTAGTTGTTGACCTAGGTATCTAGCTACGTATGGGTTAGTACCGATTACAACTGTTTTTCTTACGCCTGGAGCTAGTTTCTCAAATACGTTAGTATAGTTAGACTCAAGACCCATTACAGTTACTACGTCTGCAATCTTATTAAGAATGCTAGCAGCAATATCTTGGATTCTCTCGTAGCTTCTTAGGCTATCTGTGTTCTCATTAACTTTTAGTGTCTCTTTATGGAAGAATGGAACATAAGCAACATCTGCATGTGTTCTAGTTAAAGCTGACTCAAGAGCTTTAGCTTCTTTAAGATCACTAAGGTAGCTTGTAAATCCAACAAGTGTATTTACAGCGTTAACACTCATAAGTGCGCTTACAGCTAGAGATTGTTTTTCAACTGTCTCTGCGATAGCATCGTTATCTTCACCAGTCATGTTGAAGATTGGTTTAAGTACGTTAAAGCCACTTCTGAACTCGCAGATGTGTCTATATCTTCTGCTTACAGAGCTTAATAGAATACTTCTCTTTCTGAAGTTGCTATTTGTAACAGCTACGTCAAGATCATAACCAACTACTGACATTTTAGCAACAGCTTCTGCGATTTGTTGGCCAGCACCAGTTTTAAGATCAGTTACGATAGTACCATCGTCAACTTTCTTAATCTCTAGAATATCAAGTTTAGTAGCGTTAAGTTTGATAGTACCTTTATCTGTTCTTACAGAACCAGTAACAGCAAGCTCGACTTTAACAGCATACTCATCACCACCAGCTAGTGTAGCACCGAATAGAGCATTGTCAGCGTTCTCTTTATCTTGGAAGTCTTTGCTAGACTTAGTGTTAAGAACGAATTCACCGCTGAAGTTAGCAGTAAGCTCTTTGTTCATACCTTCTGCAGGTAGTTGGAAGTGTACTCTTGGTCTATGTGATAGGTCAAGTTTAACTTGTAGATCTTTTTGAGCAGCATTTTGGAAACCTACGTATAGGTTAGTAAGGCTCATACCACGATCTAGTGCGTCTGTAAAGTCTGTTACGCTACCTTTAGCAAGATCAGCTTTAGTATTAGTTACACCGAAGATATCGATGTTAGCACCCATTCTATATGGAGCTGAGTTGAAAGTTTCACCGTTTACAGTAACGCCAAATTTAGCATCTTGTACAAGGAACTCTTTATCAGGGTCATTGTCTATAAATGGTTTAATTTTCAATCTGTTATCGTTAAGTAGTTCATTATCGAAAAGGTGTTTCAAGATTGGTTTTTCGCCAAAGTCTACGTCAATACCTCTTGGAGTAATGTGTCTGTACTCTTTTACAAAGTTATCAATGTTGATTTTAACTTCGTAGAAAGCATCAGCTGGGTTCATAACGATTAGTGGGAAGAATGCTTCTGCAAACTCATCTTGCTTACTAGTAGCAACTGCTAGAGCAATTGTAGTATAGTAAACTGATTGTAGTTGTTGGCCATCGAATGCCTCTAAGTTGACACTTAGATCTTTAAGTGTTGAGTTAAAGTCAAGAGCTGTATCCACAGACTCGAAGTTAAGACCAGCGTCTTCTGGTTTAACAGAGCTGAATGATCCATTAAGAGCTTTAGTATAAGCAGCTGGGTTGATAGTCATAACAGCAGCTTGAACAGCAGCAGCTTTTTGAACTGGAGTTAGTTCAACACCTCTGTTACCACCTAGTGACTCTAGGTTAATACCATCTAGTGTAGTCTCGATAGTCTCTTTAAGACTTCTAAAGCTATCTTCAGCAACACGTCTATCTTGGCTAGATAGAGACTCTGAGTTGAAGCTGAAGTCAGCTACTGAGTTACGATCTAGAGATTTATATACTTTTTCAGATGCCATCATAGCATCGAAAATACCTTTAATTTGAGTTTTATTCATACTCATATGGGTTCCTTTTATGGTTATTTTTTATTATATCCTCGTATGTATTAAGTTCCTTGTTATGCTACAACAATCCTCGTTACTAGTATTACTTTACATCCTAGCTATAGATATAAGTATCTAGTTTTTGCAAATAAACATTAAATAACACACTACTATGTAGTTTGCTAGTACCGAAATGATTCTGATATTCTCTAACTATATCAGAAGTCAACATTTTAGCAAATACAGATTGGTTACTTAAAAGTAAGTTACCGAACCCACTATGCATAACAATAAATAGTATATTGTTAGTGCAGCGTACGTTATAGGGTTTTTCGATATTACTCATTGCAATATCCTGTATATAGCTATCGCTAACTTCTTTATCTATAGTCAAAGACTTTAGAACTGCTTCAGACTCTCTAGCTAACCTAGATAGTTTTACGTTATCCATATCTACATCAGTGTTAACAGGTAGTCCTAAATATGTCTTAATATAAGCATCAGTAGTCAATAGTTTAATAATATCAGACTCTGGTATACCTATATCCTTTAATCCATAAATAATCTTTCTGTTATTAACATCTGTTATAGTTACATTAGGTTGTTTACTTAATAGAACCTCACCATCTGGTTTACTATTATTAAGATCATTTCTAAAATAGAACTCTATATTAGAAAGTATCTTATCAGATACTGGGTTGCCTACTACGTAATCTGGTACAAATAGAGTAGTTAAGCCTCTATCGTTAAAATTCTCTTTACCAGTTATAAACTCCATAGTAAAATCTCCTTATACGATTTTAGTATTACATTCTATAGTATAACCTATAGAATATAAACTCCTATAGATAGATACTAAAAAATTTTAAAAGTTACACTCTACTTAGATGTATCAAATTATAAAAATAATGTAGATAATGAAAAGAACAAGGAAAGTGTTATGAATAGAATAGATATTCTTATAACGTGTGTTATATTATTGTTTAGAGAACGAGAGATAACTAAAGACGGAACTTACGATAGTAGAAACTTAGTAAAGTCTATACTTAATGTTACTAAACCTAAACGTAGAGATATGTTAGAAGGAGATCTTAGTAATCCAGATACATTACTTATAGATCTACTTAACAGAATGATAGCTAATCCAGAAGCCTATGATGATAAAGGTAATCTATTAGCAGAACTTAAAGTTATCTTTAAGACTAATCAACTGTACTATGATACAGCTGCAGACCAGCTTAAGACAGAGATGACAGACGGTGGTATGAAACGTTCTGTTAACTCTATGGTTAATAAAGTTATGCAGTACTATAAATCTGCTATGGTTATACAGAAACTAAATACATTAACTTATAACCTCAATACTGGTAATATAAAGAAAACAGTTAGTGATGATGTAATGGATATACTACCAGAGCTAGAGTCACTATGCCAGAAAACAACTACTAAAGACCCAGGTGTACTTAATACATTACAACTCTCTTCTAAAGATGATATGGATAATATAGTTAGTAACCTTAAGGCTACTAAAGAAGAGGGTGGTATACTTAAGACAGGTTGGGTACAACTTAATAGAATGCTACAAGGTAAATTTGCCGCCTAATATAGTAATATATTGGGGTATGAGATGCGAGAATTGCTGGGAGTTCCTAAAGCCTCTATGCCTAACTATAGTATAGTTAGGAGCGTAAGCAGAAATAAGTTAGAGGATGTTAAATAGAGATGAGATAAAAGGGTATAAGCATACCTTCTCTATGACTTAGTAATGGATAATCAGCAGCGTGTTTTTTAATAAAAAAGTTTCTTATTTAATAACTAATATTAATATAAGGAACAGTAATGCCTAAAAAAGAAATATGGAAGAAGTGCTTCCAAAATGACAAATATAGTGTTTCGAATACCGGAAAGGTTCGTTACGACGTTACTGGTAAAATTAAGAAAAATCAATTAGATAAAGATGGATATGAACGAGTTAATTTATACGATAAATCTAAATGTAAAAGTATAAGTGTTCATAGGTTGGTTTTAACTAATTTTACAGAAAATAACATTAATTTACAAGTTAACCATAAAGATTTTAATAAAAGAAATAATAATTTAGAAAATCTCGAATGGGTAACGTTAAAAGAAAATATACAATATAATCATAAACATGGAAAAGCTGCTAACGTTAAAGGAATTAGAAATCCTAGTTCTAAATTAACAACACAACAAGTTTGTGAAATAGCGGAAGGCTGGCAATGTAAATCCAATGTCGTGCTGGCTAAAGAATATAATGTAGATATTAATGTTATTGAAAATATACGTAACGGAACAACATATAAAGAACTAACAGGTGTTTGTAGAGACAGATATTATAAGGGCATATATAAAGATTAAATAACGCGTTCAACGACTAGTAAATCCTATATTAGAACATATAGGTCTACCGCCAAGTGGTACCAGTAGGTTTAAAGGGAAGTTCGCATCAGTCCTATATTAGATAGGATTAAGATATAGTCTGGGCCTATATGAAAGTATAGGCTGCTATAGCAGTATATAGTCTAACGAGCTATATAGAACATCTCTGGGATTTCGTAAAGGACAAATGGGTACTGTAAACTCTTTACAGCATAATTATAAATCAGGTTTTGTTAAATCGATATTTATGCAAATTGCGAGATTTAATAAGCCGCAGTTAAAAGATCCTAAAAAGAAGCCGGCTCTAATATATCTTAGTTTCGAAGATGAGATAGTAGATACATTAGAGTTTATGTATACATATCTTTATTATAACGAAAATAGAAAGCTACCTGAAAATACAGAAGATGATATTAAAAATCTTACTACAGAACAGATACAAGATTATGTCATTAAGAGATTAGGACAGAATGGATTTGAGGTCATACTTATAAGGGCAGATCCGACGATTTGGACCTACCAGAGTATCTTTAATATGGTTAATCAATATGAAGCTAATGGTTATGAAGTACAGTTGTTAGTTTTAGATTATTTAGCTATATTACCTACTACGGGTTGTGATAATAGTGGTCCTACTGGTACTGCATTAAGAGATATGTTTAGAAGAGTAAGAAATTTTGGAAGTTCTTGGAATAAAAAATAACACATCAATTTATCGCTGATTTTAAAGGAGTCGGCGGTGAAAAAAGATATATACAAACCTTTAGTAGGTGAGAAAAGTATTTTAGTTAATTCAAATGGCGAATTTTTTATTAATGCGCCAATTGATATCGGTATACATACTAAAAAACGAATTGAATTAACACTATACGGAATAAGAAAGGTTTGGGATAAACAAAAATTATTTCTATTGTCATGGTTCGAAATAGAAACTTTACCGGATATTGAAAATAGATTTGCAGAATATTATAACAATATTGGATTTATCAAACTTAATAAAATAAGCACATATGGCGATATTGTAGATTACTATATGGTATTTAAACGACCTATACATTTTACACGCGACGGAACAACATATCGTGTTATACCTAATTATGTTGGTTACGGTGTTAGTAAAGATTATAAATTCTATAGTCTTAAAAAGGAAAAGGGTGTAAATATAATTCTTAGGGAGGATACATATCCGACTATAGTTATATTTTCTCCAAATAGGAATCGTTTAAGTCATCTTGTTGTACACAGACTTATAGCTATGGCCTGGATTGATAATGAAGATATACTCTTAAAACCGTTTGTGAATCATATAGACGGTAACAAAACTAATTTCAATATTGATAACTTAGAGTGGGTAAGCCAGTCTGAGAACACACAACATTCTTTAAAGTACGAACTTAATAATACACAAAAAGGTATTAAGGTACGCAATAGAGAAACAGGTGAAGTTATCGAATTCGAATCCGTTAGAAAGTTTTGCGAGCATTTTAATTTATCGCATGTTATTTCTAAAAGATATTTAGTTCCTGGTTATTTATTAAAAAATAAATATGAAGTAAAGTTAAAAGACGATGAAACAGAATGGTTCTATGGTAAACCAGAAAATCAGTATATGGAACCAGGTAAATCTTTACTAATATTTAGAGTTAAAAACCTAAAGACTGGAGAAGTTCTTAACTTTAACCGTAAAGGGAAAATGTATAAAGTATTAAATATACCAAACATGCAAAATACGCAGCATGAGTATATGGATATACCAGAAGCTATCAAGCGTCTTAATGCTAAATACGAGCATTTGGATTTCAGTTTTGAAAGATCTAAACTATGGGGTCCGTATAAGTGTATAGATATAATATTTAACAAAACTTATGTAGTTAATAACATAGAAGAAGCTAGTGCTGTTACTGGGCTTAATAGAAATATGCTCAGAAACCACTTAATAAACGATCTGGAAACTTTGTACAATACGCAGTGGATAGTACAGCCTTGTACGAAAACTATCGATTATAAACGTTATATTAATTACTATACATTTTCTAAATTTAAAGTCGAAAACCTAGAGACAAAAGAAATAAAATATTACGATTCACTTCGTCGTATTATAGCGGAGTTAGATTTATGCTATGCTTCGTTAAAATATGCATTAGATAACGATGGGATCGTAGGTAAAACGTGTTATAAAATACAGGACGTTACAGCACAAGAGTGTGCTGAACGCATTGCGCTTAATTGCGGGAAAGCCCTAAAGCTACTAGATACGACTTATAGGTAGAAATACGCTATAATACTTATGACGTAATATTGTCAATAAGCAACGTGAAAACTCTAGTAGATGTAACAATGGGTAACCGGCGCAGCGAAGCTCCTAAGTCTATACTATAGATACGGAGTGTGTTCAACGACTAACCTCTGACTAAGGCGTAGAGCTAAGTAGCTCGAAATGGCGCGACATATTAATAAATATGAAGATATAGTCTACTCTTATAGGAAACTATAAGCTGGGTAAAATCCCGGGTACAGATTAACGACCTGTACTGAATACTAAGGAAAAATATTGCAATTATAAATTGTCACCAACTTTCTTCGGAATCTAAAGCTTTAGTAAGAAATGGTATACAAGACTCTATGTTTGTTAAAGAAGTAGCTGGTAAAGGTTATACAGAAGGTTCTAAACAGATAGATCAAGTTATAGATTTTGAAATCTATATCTATAAAGCTAAGATAAATAAACAATGGCATCTTACTGTATGTAGAGGTAAGCATAGAGGAGTAGGAATAATCGATGATAATTTGTTATACTTTACCTTACCATTCCCATACAGAGCTCCTATATTAGAAAACATTAACGATGATCATATAGAAGCTAATGCTGAGGATGATACAGGTGATGATCTATTTGAATAACAAATATATCACATTCTTTAAAGAAAGGACTTAACGATTATGACATTAGGTCAACATCAAGAAGCCTTTATGCGAGATGTAAGTAAACTACTTATCTACTTACATCAAAATGGTTATGAAGTACGTGGTGGAGAACTATTAAGGACTCCTGAACAACAAGAAATCTACATGAGAACTGGTAAGTCTAAAACTAATAAGTCTAACCACTTAGTTAAATGTGCTATAGACCTATTTATATTTAAAGACGGTCAATGGCTACAAGATAAAGCATCTCTAGAACCAATTGGTAGATATTGGTGTAGTCTCTGTGAGATTAACCAATGGGGCGGGTTCTACCAGTCTTTTATAGATACTCCACACTTCGAAAGAAGAGTACAACAACCATAAGTATACTAGTAGGCATATGCCTACTAGTATACTAGCCTTTTTTATTTCTTATAGTTATATATCTTATGATAGTAAGGTATAGCAAGTCCTGGATAAGATAGAAGCCATTTACCTTAAAGTTATTATCTTAATAAAAAGTTGATTTTACATTGTGTTATTTATAAAGATAGTGTTCTTTGCCTTTTGACTAAATTTTATATAAATAATACGTCTCTTTATTAATTTGTTTAGTGTACATACCTTACTATCACCTTTTCATTATTTTAACTTAGTTGCTGTAGAGTGCTCCTACTGTAGTAGGAGCACTCTATAGTTCTATATGCAGTTAGTAAGGTGATTCGATCACTGACAAATCGGCTATATTAGCTTATAGCCCTTTATGTATTTATAATTATTCAAGGAGCTTGAATGTTAGCAAATATTATTTCGCATAACAGAGAACATGATAGTACAACCACCTTGAAGTTTGGAGATAATACATTAGCAGAAAATGTACAGTTAGATCTTGTTGATATAGAAGACGCTACTTTACTATCTGATGTTTCGGTATATGATTATATATCTAAGATAAAAACTCCATTCTTAATGGGCTATCCATCTATACTCACTCCCAAAGATGGAGATGTAGTAACTAGTACTACAGTATTTGAATTAACACCTTATTTACCTAATGAGAATTTTAAAGGTTTAGTTAATATGGTAGAGTGGCAATTTTCAGGTACACCTGATTTTGCTAACATAGCTTATAAGGTAAGACTTAAAGAAGCTGATGTACCAAATGGAGAGTTTAATAAATTCAATCCTATGGGTGTAAATGTACCATCTGGTACTTACTATGTAAGAGCTAGATATATATCATACCCGCACTCTAGTCCGTTTACACAACCTATTAGAGTAACTATGCCTAGTTTTAAAGTAGAGATACCTACACTTAGCATAAACCAAAATGAACTTAGCCCTACTATAACAGCTAGTCCATATAGAATGGCTCCAGGCGTAGCTGGCGCTGAAGCACAAGATCCACTAGCATTAGTAAAATGGACTGTAACTGAACTAGATCAAGCTTATGATCCAGCGTCTGAAAAGATCAACGGCATGCTAGGTACAGATTTTAGACCTACATACTCTATAAGTAAACTACCTAATGATGATACAAAGTATATGTTAGGTTTTCCTTTTAAGGATGCTACTACTAACTTTGATGTTAAACTTAAACCTAATACAAGCTACTTAGTAACTTGTAGTTATACAGGTGCTAGATATAAAACTACCTATGGTAGATTAGTATTTACTACTGGTAACTTTAAACTAAAAGCTCCAGTATTTAAACTAGTTACTAACCCTGATAACACAGTATCAGTAGCTATAGATCCTATATCAAGCTTTGAAGGTTCTGATACTCTTAAGAACTTTAATATAGTAGTAGTAGATCAATCTGCTATACCACAACACGTAGTACATGCTGTAGATACTCCTATGTATACTTATAAGATACCAGATGGTATATTACAACCTTCTACTAGATATAGTGTTACAGTAACTGCTATAGGTAATAAATTTGGAGCATCTGATAGTTCTGTATTAGGTATGACTACACCTTATATAGGTATAGAGCCACCTAGTATCAATATTACTTCCAAAGGTATGCAACCTACTATTAAGTTAAGTCCATTTAGAACTATAAAAGCTACTGATACTATGCGTGGTACACAGTGGATACTGTATAACCATGCTAATACTGGTAGAGATAATTTAATTAAAGAGTGGATAAAAGAAGATACTGATACATTTCTTACTATAGATCGTAAGTATATAGAAGTTAATACTAACTATAAGATAAAAGTAAGATATTTAGGTACTAAACTTAATTCACCATGGGCAGAAGAGGTATTTAAGACTGTTAATGTTACTGTTAAGAAACCTATAGTAACTGCTGAAGTACATGGACTTATTATATCTGCTAAACCATCTGAATATATAGTACTAGGAGATGAAGATCAAGCAGAGTCTGTCATATGGAATGTTATAGAAGTAAGTAGAGAACCATCTTCAGATCCAGCTATAGCACCAGTAGAACATGAAGTAACTACATTAGTACAAGATAAGATACAACCATGGGCTAGTAAAGAACTTAAGATCTCTAGACTAGATGGTGTAAAGAGAGATACGCTCTATAAGATAACTGTTAAGATACTAGGTAGAAACTATACATCTTTAACATCAGATCCAGTTTATATACAAACACCTAATGTCTATGTAGAAAATCCTACATTGACTATATCTGGTTATCAAGATCAAGTACCTAGATTTCCTACTATAACAGGTACACCATTTAGAACTAATACAGATACTGATAAACACGTTAAAACTAAATGGAGAATAGTAACTGTTAATACAGGAGATGAGATACTTAATGTAGAGACTGAAAAACCTGAAGAGCTTACTAGCTATAATATATTAGATCCTATACTTATGCCTAATACAGATTATCTATTAGAATGTATTTACTACGGAGAAGCATTTGGACCGTCTGAAAAAGTATCTATAACATTTAGAACTAGACCTAAGTTTATAGAGATACCAGACGATGGACTTATGACAGTACTAGTAGGAGATGATTCTAATAATGATACTACTAAGTACTATGGTAAGTTTAACTATAATCAGCTTAACGATACTAGAAATTACTTAGGTATATGGAATGGTGTAACAGAGTATAACTTTGATAGTCAAGTACTACATAATAATGTTCTATATAGAGCATTAGATACATCATCTTATGCAGCACAAGGTAATAATGTACATCTTAATAAGAATAGAGTACCTGGAGTTGAATCTAGCTCTGGTATAACCTATTGGGAAGAGGATGATAGAAACGATCTATGTACTTATAGATGGTTATTAAGAAATATAGGATTCCAACCTACTATAGTAGATAATAATAAAACTGGTTATACTACTGGTAATATAGCAAAAGGTAACTGGATAGCTACTGAATCTACTTTAAGTAAGTACATGATAGGCGGTAAGATACTTTACGTATATGATACACCAGAGTTAAGTAATGTAAGCTATAATGATCTAGCAGTAGCTGGATTGATAGGTAGAGGACGTACTATACGTATAGGAGAAAGACTATATTGGGCTAGGTTACTAACAGAAGCAGAGTCTACAGAGCTATATAGATTTAAAAATGTAGAAGATACTAACCATATTATAACTACAGATCTAGCTTCTAGTGCTTGGTTAGGAGATAGAATAGAAGGTATACAAGCTAAAGTATCTAACTTAGGTAGTGTAGATTTAGAACATGGTAATAATAGAAATAGAGTACTTAGAATAGTATTAGAGTATATTTCACAATACGAAGAACCTTGGCTATTTGCTAGAAAGAAATATCCTACACTACAGTATGATAGATATACAGATACTGGTTACTTTGGAGTAGTACCTAATACTATAGACCAATTCAATATCTATACTACATTAGGATTGATTAAAGGTACTAGAATCAACTTAGACTTTGGATTCTTAGCATTCTATTCACATGGTAAGAGACTATTAGTAAATAGAGGTTCTATAGCATATGGTATATGCTTTAGAGATCTAGAAGAGCTAGGTTTAGTATATGGATCTGATGTAAAACTAGATAACTATGAAAATAGAAAAGTTACTACATTAGATAGTAATACCTATGATGTAAGGATACTACGTGGAGGACCTAACTATTTTGACTTAGGACCACTAGAAGATCTACCTAATGATAAGTTTGTAGCTAATGCTAACCTATTTAGATTTTCAGAGTGGAATGAATTAATCTATAGAGTAGCAGAACATATACCACTCATAGTGGATGTTAATAACTATCATGGTGGTTACCAAATAGGTAGAAACTGGGAGAAGTTTGATAACATTAACCTAGGTGTATTCGAACACTACTCTGGTAACGGTTGTCATGATTTTGTACTAACTACTGTTAATAATAATGAAGTTATATCTAGAGGTGGTACACAACTAGAAGCTGCTTACTATGTAGATAAAGATATAGCTAGAAATGACCATGGTGCTAGGTTAGTATTCGAAGACTCTACAGTATTCGAGATGCCTACAGCTTAAAAATAATATATAGATACTACTTATGTAGTATCTACATTACATAATATAAAAATTCTATATAAAAGGAATAAAGAGATGATTAAGTTTGAAAATAATCAATTCAGTTTCTATACTACTAAAACTACATTCTATAGTGCTTATAGCGGTAAAGAAGAGACTATCTATACAGATAGACCAGAAGATATTACATTTATGGTTAATACCTATCCTAATAAATATAAAGATCTTAAGATAGAACCATTAGTAGCTACAGAAGATCAAGTAGCTAGACTTAAAGAGGTTAATGATTTATTAATCCCTATGCGAGAGAACTATATAGAAGACTTTACTCTATATGTATCTAAAGGTGTTATGGTTAATAGAGATGAACAACTAGCTACACTAGCTGGTAAAGCAACTGAAGCTACAGTAGCTTTTCTAGTAGATAACCTTAAACCAGAGATAAAAGCATTAAGAGATGCTAAATCAGTAGGCGGTGTAGAGTTATTCGGTAGAAGATTTGATTCAGATTCATTAGCTAAAGAGAACGTAACTGGTTACGTTACACTAGGTATACTAGATGTAGTTGCTTCTGGTAAATGTGAACGTGTTTATGATTGGAAAGATATGGATAATAACTTTGCTAAACTTAACTATGAACAAATTTGTACACTAGCTAAGTATATAGCAGCACATATTCAATCTTGCTTTAGTGCTGAAGCGCTTACTATTATGGAGCTAGCTAAACTATCTGTAGATCAGCTACTAGCGTTTAATACTAATAAAGGTTATAATAGAGTAGGTAGAGTAGAGAATGAACATAATGCTGCTACAGAACCTAAAGTTAAAGATATATTCGATCAGTGCTATACATTAGCTCTTAACCAGTTAGTAAAAGCTTAATAATGTTAGGAGACATGGATGTTGAAAATTAAACCAATTATAGCTCTAAGACCATATACTAAAGATTCTGGTTTTATAGCTAAGGTAATCAACTGGTGGTGCCATTCTAAGTACTACCATGCAGAGCTCATATTGGGAGACCAATGGATCTCTGCTACTCCTGCTGAAGGTATATATGTTAAAAAACTTAAACCATTAGACCATGATAAGTATGAATACCTAGAGCTACCAGAGATAGAGCTATCTGAAGATACTTATAATAATATAATAGAGTATATTAAAACACAAATATGTCCTAGTTATGATACTACTGGTTTAGTATGGAACCAAGTCTTTGGTTTTAACCTATATAATAAACGTTGGTTCTGTTCAGAACTAATAGCAGAGATACTTAAGCTATTAGGCTATAGTAAACTATATGGAACAGTAGGTTCTGAATATAGCCCACAAGATCTATATGATATGTTTACTAGTACAGAACCTATTAAACTTAGAAGATATAGTCTCTATATTAGGTTTAGAGATGCTATACATAAGTTAGTATTTTTACTTAAGTTATATAAAATCAAATCGTGGTGGTTAAAGTTATTTACCCTATTTAAAAAGAAGAAATCATAAGCCATACTTACTGGAAATCGTTATGGCTGACATTTTTGTTAATAAGAATATTAATATAAAGAAGGCGGTAACAGATAATGAGTATGCTTGTATTACGTCTTAAGAATATAGATACGAGTAATAATGTAGACTGGGTTTATACCAATTGGGAAATCAGTACTGCTAAAAACTTTGATAGAAGTAAATTAGTCTTTTCATCTTACGAAGATAGAATAAACAGAGCATCTATCTTCGTAGAGATGACATTGAATCCTGGTACTAGATATTATGCTAGAGCACAGGTAGTTACTAATAAAGGAGCTCATAAGTGGACTAACTTAGATGTTTGGACACATAAAGCTTTTGACGATGTAGAGAATCAATCAGATCTACCATCTAGAGTCAATAGTCCTGATATAACTACAGATTCAGATCCTAGAGATCATGTAGCTACAGGATTTTATATTATACCTAAAGAGTTTGCAGCTATAGGAGATGCTACACATGTAGCTACTTCATATTGGATAGAGACTCTATCTGGTAAAGTCATTTGGAAGTCTCTGAATGACGAGATATTTAAATCTAAGATACTAGTAGATAATGTAATACTAGATATGAATACAGTATATAGAATAAAAGCTGTATTCCATGCTAGTTCTGGAGATAGTAGTCAGATAGCTACTAAAACTATCTATGTAGGTAGTAAATCTTCAGATGCTAATATAATAAGAGTATCTAAAGCTATTTCACATGCAGATTTTATATCAGTAGCTGTTAATACAACTCTTAATACTTATAAGAATGCTAAATCAGTTAGATTTAAACTTATAGGCTTTAATAACGGTAAAGGCGATACAGCATTCGATACAACAGTCAACTACGATAACGCTCCGTATACATTTAGTATGCCTATGGAGAAAATTAAGAGAAACACTATATATCTACTAATGCTTAAGTACGATATAGAAGGTAATTGGAAATCTATAGTATTTAATACTTTTAGATAATGATTTAAATTTTGATAGAGAGGATGTAGTCTTATGGCAGAATCAGAATCTTTAGAAAAGCTATTTAATAAGATGGACATGGGGTTCTCTGCAAAGTTAAAGGTAGATCCTCTTAGTGAAGCTGGTATTGATAAAGTAAGGCACTTACTAGAGACAGATCCAGCACTATATGAATATATGTTACTTAAAGAGTCTAAGGACGATGCTAACTTTAAGGCAATGAGTTATGAGCAATCTAGTCTTATAAGAACAGTAATGACAGCTCTTAAAGAGAAAGAGCATAGAGATAATGAGACTATGAATGCTATGTACTCTATTATGGAGAAACAAGGTAAAGAGATAAAATCTCTCAAACGGTGGAAGTGGATGTTCTTTATTAACCTAGGTATAATGGTATATCTTGCACTATACTGGTTACATAAACAAGATCCAGAGGCTACTAACCATGCTTTAGAGTTTATTAAAGCCTTAGGTAAGTTTATAAGTATAATATAATGTAATTAGGGAGAATCAGGAGATGATAGGTCAAGGTTTTTTAACTAAAATAAAAGATATACTCTTCAGTCCTAAAATAGATACATCTACATCTATAGCTACTTGTGATAATATTACTATAGAAGAAGCTGAATATAAAATGTCTTTAGCTAAATTAAAGAGAGCTATAGATAGCATGCCTTTAGCAGAACCATTTATACATAATGAATATGGAGATAAGACTCTACTTATAGTTAATGATATACCATCAGTACTTAAGTTATTAGAATTAGATTTTCAAAAACTTAATACTATGTATCATAAAGATATATTTAGTAACTATAAGATTGTAATATGTTCTGGTAAATATAGTAATTTGATAGCTTATAAGTATATATCGGATAACAAGATAGATATAGCTTTTGTAGATATAATACTTTCTGATAGTATTATAAAGATAAAAGATGACTATATAGAGTTTAATGGTCTTAATCTATCTGAAGAGATAGTTAAGTATAGCCCAAATGCTGAGGTTAACATATTAACTTCTGAACCTTTAACTAACTCTATGGGATTAGTAAAAGGATATACTAGTCTACTTAATAGACTAAAAGAGAATTCGGTTATAAAAGATCTTATACCAGTAGATAATCAAAATAGATTATTTAAACTAAACAGTATACTATAGAGCAAGTAGAAATACTTGCTCTATAGTGCTTTTTTATAGCTTATATGGTAAAACTTTACCTGATCTACTGGTTAGTAAGCTTATTAACCAGGTTATAGATATTGAAATTTTGTATATTAAATTTAAAAAGGAGAATAGGTTATGGCAGAACTACGTATACACGACCAAAGTTCTATCTATTTTAAATCTATCAGAACAGGTCATACGCCTAAGGATATTAATGTCAAAACTCCTGACAGATCAGGAACATTGATAACCGATACCACTCTTAGGGACATATTGAATAGCGGTGCTAATATAAGTAATACACAAATACTTAAGCCAGATATTAGAGAGACTCCATTAGAGCATCCTGAAGCTTATGCTAAATTACTTCCTATAGCTACATATAGAACTAATGATACATTCGTAGGAGAGCATCAAGCTACTGAATGGGTTGCTTCTCTTAATGAAGATTTTAGTACTATATTAGATAGTACTGGAGATCCTATCTATAGAGATGGTTGGTATCCAGCTATAGATACAGCTAATACTAAGATCTATGTAAAATATAGGTTCATTAGTAATGATGTAGCATCTCCATATTCAGATAGTTTAGAGTTTACTACACCAGAAGGTTTTGTAGCTATACCTAGCTTATCTGTTATAGAAGATGGCGCTACTCCGTTACTTAAAGGTTCACCTTTTAAACTAGTAGGTAACCTTACAGGTGTAAATCATACTGCTTCTAGTTGGTCTATAATAAGAGAGTCTGATAATAAAGTTATCAAAACACTAACTATGGATACTACTAAACTAACAGAGTGGAAAGTAGAGACTGGTTTATTAGAACCTAATACAGCTTATAAAGTTACATTAGTATACCATACAGATCATCCTGTATTTAGTAAAACTAGAATAGCTATAGGTACTTATAAAACACCAGCATCTGCTATAGAGACACCTACATTAACATTTAGTTCTGCAGATGGTAAGTTTGTAGTAAATGGTACACCATTTAATGTTATATCTGGTACTGATGAACATGTATTTACTAGTTGGATAGTACGTAACTCTACATCAGCGTTAGTATTCTCAGAACCTAAATCTAAAGAGCTTACTTCTATCAACCTTACTGGTGTATTAGAACCAGATAATGGTTATACTATAGAGTGTACTTATAAAGGTTCTAAGTCTATTAGTAATACAGCTAGATTAGAGTTTAGAACACCTTCTAATGCTAATATAAACCTAACTAAAGAGATAACTCTTAAGATGTTAGAGAATGGTGATCTAGAGCTTACTATGGCTCCATTTACACAACCTGTACAGGAGAATATGTTATACTTAACATGGACTCTACAAGACTTTAATAAGAAACAAGCTGTTGAAGTTAGATTAGATAAAGATCTAGATGATAAGTATGGTAAAGAACTTAAATATACTATACCAGCTAGTAGTGTTAAAAGATACTTAGGAGCTGCTACTACTGTAGATGAAGACGGTAGTAAGTATATAGAGTTTTCTGCTAAAGGTAGAGTAGTAGGAGAGAAATCTATAGCTAACTATAGTACTATATTACCTCTTAAAGTAAAACTAACTATAGAGAAAGTAGGTAACTGGGAAGTAGTAGATAGTACCGATATGAGAGTACCAGAGCTTAAAGCTCCATTAGCTGCTGTTAATGGTACTAACTATGCTAATAGAACTAGTGCTATAGAATCTGGTTTTAGTTATGGTACATATTGGACTAAATCAGAATCTGATATGAGTAGATTAAAACAAACTAGTTTATCTACGTTTAATATACTAGATAATGATGCTTATGCTATATGGGATATTTATCAAGGTTATAATAATAGCGGAAAAGTAGTATATGGTCAAGAACCTAGCTTTAGATATGTCTATAGTGGGTTAAGACCAGATGGTACTAATAGTAGAATAGATACTTTTAAACTACCAGCTAGACTAGAAGATAATACAGAGTATAAAGTTAAAGTAACTTATGTCTATAAAGACTTTGGTGTTTATAGCGTACCAGAGACTTTTACTTTTAATACTAGTGATATATATTATAAAGTAACTAGTCTTAATGTAGATACTAGCAGTGGTAAACCAGTAGCTACTATAGAGCGTAATAATAACCAAGCTGGTATGACATTCGGTAATACTAGTTGGTATCTATACGAGCAGAATGGTACTAAAGTATGGAGCTCTGAGAATAACTCTGCTAATACTACTAGTATAACTATAGACTATGGTAGTTTTGATCCTGATAAGAAATATAGAGTGGGCGCTATAGTATACGGTCCAGATGGTGTTAAACACTCTCCAGAGAGACAGTCTGATTTGTTTAAGATAGCTAGTGAAGAAATACTATATGTATACGAAGATCTAGATAATAGATTTACATATGGTACTAATGTTACATATGGATTAAAATTCGAGTTAAGAAGAAATAATCAAAAAGTACAGATAGAGGATATATCGGACTATATAGCACAAATAGAGTCTAAGAACCCTAATTTCAAAATGAAGTCTATGTACCAGCCTAAGGTAGAAGCTAAATATAAAAGTCAGAGTCAACATGTTGTCTATGGTACTAGAGAGCGCACGTCTGAAGCAGACGTGATGCGAGTAGGTGGGTTGATAAAAGAAGGTAAACTGGAAAGGCTCGCTACTGGTACATATGCAATAAGTAGACAAGTCTATACCGATACAATATGGATGTTTCTTCAACCAGAATATACAGATGGCGAGTGGAAGAATGAAGGAAACATAAGTATAGCGCCTATGGCTTTGCCTACTGTATTTGATATAGATTATATTATAACAACTAAACCAAATGTAAAACTTAAAAAAATAATGAAATCTGGTAGTACAATTGATTTAACTAGTGGTGAACAAACTACGTATAAATTTGATAAAAGGTACAGAACCGAGTTATATCCGCTAACGCATTTTAAAGGCTATAAGAGGTGGAGCACAAACTATGTAAACTATGTAGAAAATCTAAAATATCTATATGGTAATCATAGCTTTAACTTTGTTAAATACCTTAGACATTATGTTGGGGACCCAGCTGTAACTAGTAATATAGCAGACTATATACCTAAACCATACACAGGACGTAACCATCTAGTATATCTAGGTAGTGTAAACGGGGATAAACTAAATAGACTAAACTACCAGGTTAATAAAACTGCCAGAACTAACTTTGATAGAGTTGTCGCATTATTTAAACAAAATACCGGTGATGCAAATATTTATTTTTCGGCTAGCGGTATAGGTGGATATAGAATATTTACAGATTATTTAGATTATACTAAGGCAGTTAACGGTGCTTATTTAGCAGATATTGTAGATACTCTTGAACTTTTTAAAGATGATCCAAATGAGGATAGAAACAGACAAAGCACAATAAGGACTGGTGCTAAAAAAGGTGCCGATATTCATATCTGGGCTAAAGGTTCTAAAACTAAATCAATAGAAACATTTGCGCCATTACAATGGTTATATAAACTACCTGGCGATGCATATGATGGTGTATCATATCCTTATAATCCAGAACCTGCACTTGCTTCTGTTTTAGGTTTTGTTTATCTTGGTGAACCAGCACCGGCAGGAACATTTCTATTTAATGGTAATGTTGGTATAGCATATACTAAAGCGCGTGATGAACATCTAGATGATAAGAGATACTTAATGCACGATGTAGTAGATAACTTATTAGCACCTTCTAGTATGATACCTAGTAGATTAGGAATAAATGCTACTAGTAAAAGAAATCTATATGACGCTAATCAAAAGTTAAAATTAGATATGAAGTATGTGCTTATGTATAAGATGCTTAAACGTGGTATACTGTTGCAAAATTCATTCTCTGTATATAGTATAATGTCATTTGCAGATTTAGAAGACTATGTTACTATAGGAGATGAGTTAGCAACTAGAGGCGTTACTAGTATAAGTAGTACAGTTACTAGATATGGTGGATTTGAAGAAAATACTAGCTCTACAGATTTTGCTAGTAAAATATATTGTGTTAGCAGGGTTAATGGCAATCCTGTTTTAACAGAAAATAAAGCAGGTGGATTTGGACTAGGTATTAGCGAATTATCTATCTTAAATCCTAGGGCAACTTCATTACCTAGCACTGCTAAAGTAAACCATTTAGGTAACTATAATAGCGGCTTCCGTACGACATGGACATACGCAATGGGTAATGGTAGTAAAATATCTAAAGACTTAGCAACACCACTAGGCTTAGAGGCTAATAGTAATTATGAAACTATATATAATGCTATGGCTAGCGCTGATCTTGAAGCGAATAGTGTATTAAGCGATATGGTAACTATGTTAAAATTTGAACCGATAATCCCGGATGCGTTTAACATTATAGATGCTACTATAAAAGATACCGGTGGAGTTATTAATAGCGATTTTACAGATTTACAGGCAGAAGGTAGAGATCTTGCTATTATTGGCGATAGAGGATATGGACGTTATGCGTCTGAGGGTGGTTCAGTGTCAGATGAACGTAATTCAGGCGGTAGAAGCGGCGACGATGGTACTGAGAATATATATAATTCTGTTCTTGCCATGAATCGCGCAGATATAACTGGAAGTGCTTCACATCCGTACCATATAGAGATTGACTTAGCTGTCATGGGTGGTTATATTAATACTGTTAAAGATAAAGGATTCTTTAACCAGGCTATTCTACCTGATTTAATATCTAAAGGTATAACTAGCGGCTATAATACTATAGATAAATGGCATGTCTATGCGTGGCATGGGTTTATGTTATTCCTACCTAATAAGAAACTATTTACTGTAAATAGTGGTACTGGTATAACAGAGTATATAAATAAAGTACGAACAGGTGAAGCCATTCTTACTATGGACTATACATTTGAGCAACCAGATGCTAATGGTGGCGTTAATATAGTTAAGAACCTTAAACCTATACTATTAATCGATAATGGTGATGGCTACTTTGGAGAAACTATGCTAGATATGGTTAGACGTACTAGGTTCATAGAGAATGATAAGTTCCAAGGCTTTGGAAAAGAGCTTTCTTATAGGATGTCTAGAGCAGATGCTGAAAATCTATATGGAGAGATAGTAACATCCCTAAGCGGTAGGTTAAGACTAAATAAAAATTCTGAGTTAGGATATGATTATTTAGATTGGAACGATGCTTCAGCTCCAGCTGGTTGGTACTTAGCATTCATATCTCTACCAGATGCTCCATACACTACAGGTGTTAATGTTAAAGATTACAATGAAACAGCTGAAGTATCGGATAGTCTATGGAAGAAAGATCCAGTATCTGTTGGATTTAACGCTGAAATGTATGTACATACAGATACGTTATAACCATAATTTATATAGAGTAAGAACCATATAGGTTCTTACTCTATACTTTTTTATCTTCTATTTCAAAATAGCTAAAAATAAAACTTTTATTAGTTACCATACTGAATGTAGTATATACAGTACCTGTACCTTCTTTAGTTAGGTATTTATGTATACTGTTCACTACTGGTATTATATTATCTAATACCCAGTTTACTAATGTTACTGCATTCTCTGCTCTCTGCATATCTATATCTTTCTCTTTAGATATATCAGTGTTTAAATATAGATCAGCTCTATCTATACCTATAACAGTATATGTTACTAGTTGTACTAAATCCATATCATCTTTACCAGTAACTCTGTCTCTATAGCATAGTATAACAGTTATGAGACTATTTAATATAGCTAGCATATCCACAGTTACTCTACCGTCAGTATCAGGTGTTAATTCTAACTCTTTTAGACCAAATAGATCTAATGTACTAGCATTTACTAGTGGCATAGTAAGAGACTTCATATTTTCGTTCATAAAGCCACTTACGAGGCTCTTAGGCGCATTTTGTTCTTTAAGTAATGTTCTTATCGTATCTCTAATAAATTTCTTTATATCGGCTTCTTTTGTTGTTGCGCAAACATCGTAATAATTCCTAACTTTTCTATAGAGTTTAATAGCTTTATTTATTGTTTTCATATTCCTATTACCTTATACTATTGTTATTAAGCATAAAAGCAGTTAGAGTATGAGTAATAGTACTCATACTCTAACTATAGATTATATATGCTAGTGTACCTAGTATGCTAGCGCCAGCTACTATAATATTAACCATAAGACTAGTTAGTATTATAGAGCCCCAGCTTACTTTCTCTGGTACAAAATCTGATAAACCAGCTTGATAAGCTTTTTCTATCTCAGCTTTAAGCGTGGTAACTACCTCTCTTTTATCTATAAAGACACCATCCCTGTAGTTGAGAGAGTTCATAAAGTCATACCATTTATCGTCTCTATAACTTATGATAAACTCCTTACTAAGTAATGTATCTTATAATATACTGTTATAAGATCAAAAAAAAATAGTATAGAAGTACTAGAGCTCCTATAGGAGCTCTAGTGTTATTAGTTTCTGTATTCTTCAACTTCACTACCGTTAACTATAAACAAGACTTTATTAGAGTCAGCCGTAGTAAACAGCATATCAGCGGCATACACCGCATCAGTAAGTGCAGGTTCGTTAAACCTACCTCTTACGATTTCTAGTGCTGCTGGGACTGTTATAGCTTTAACTTGGATTACTTTACCCTCTGTTAAAGCTATATCAAGGCGATATTGGTGCATAGCCAATATTGCCTTTTTACGGTTGCTAGGCATGTTACCCATGCCTAGCATTTTCTTTACGTCCTCAATCTCAGAGGCTACTGTTTCATAAGCCTCTGAGTAGACACCAACCAAAGGTCTATCAATATCGATAGACCTATCTACTTTAACGTTTAGTGGCTCTGGTTTAAGAGCTGCTTCCTTTATTTCGTTTATTTCTTTAAAGAACATCTTTACACTCCTTATCTTAATTCTATTACATGTACTTGTTTATCATAAACACAGTATAGATTATCTCTATCTCTGTCCATAAAGATTACATCTGAAGCCCTTATAGTTTCAGCTGCATCGCCTATTTCTTTTTCATCATGTAGCACTTGTAGTTCGCTATATGCGAATGCATAGCGTACTGATTCAACTTTCATATACTTACCAGTTCTGAAAGCTTTTTCTTTTAAGAACGAATAGAATACTAGTATAGATTCTATTTGGTTTGGGCTTAGTCCGTGTTTATCTTTATTCAACTCTTCTTTAACCATCTGCTCTTCTCTTAGAGTTTCACGATAGCCTAAGCTAAACTCTCCAACTGCCCTAACTGGCAGTTCAGCGTTTATATCTAATAGCTTTTCTATGTTTGGTTTTCTAGAGTCTATCTGTATATTTGTTAAGTAACTACCTACATTTTCTTTAAGTAACATCTTTTTTACCTTTCTATAGTGTTAAAATAATCTAGCTACTATATAGACTTAAGTCTATATAGTAGCACCTAGTATTTAGTTTTTGTTACTATACCGTCTTTTACTAAGTATAGTAATCTCTTAGAAGCATCAATGTCTTTAAAGATCATATCTGCTTCTTCTATATCCGCTAATAAAGTTTCTTTATTAGAACAACAAGCAAATCGAGCTAAACTCTTAGCCTCATACCTGCCTATCTTAGCGAAGCTAAAGTATCTACCTGCTCTAGCTTCTGAAGCTCTATATGTATACATAGCTTCTGTAAAGAATTTGGTCTCGGCATCTATACCGAGTTGATCCATAATCTCTACAGCCTCTCTATACTCTTCTAGAGCTTTTATATATGCCCCGCATACAGGACATATCTTTTTACTATCTGTAAAACACGGTAGTACACTTGCCATGTTAACCTTTCTTTTGCTAATAATGTTCACTCTAAGAGATTAGATAGATAATCTAATTCTCTTATTGTACACTACGTTATTAATTGTGAAACGAAGGAACTCTCTTCCTTCATTTACTTCATATCTAACACCTTTTCTATTTCCGAGTAGTTGTCCTACCTCGGAAATGCTCCATTTATCAACACCAGCTAACGCAGGGTTAGCAACAATTTTCTTAACAATGTCCTCGGTTAGTGTACTCATCAACATTGTGCTCTCCTTTATCAATTTGAATTTTATATTTAAGATAATATAATACTAAGTTATACTATATTAAACATAATAAGCTATCTTGGTTCTTTTATAAACCAAGATAGCTGTTATATGCTAGTAACCTAGCATTTTATCTAGCTGTTGTAGTTTTGGAACTACAGAAGCTAAATATTGTTTAGCTTGGTAAGATCTAGTGTCTAAACTGTGGAGCTCAGACTGGATCTTACCAGCAACTCTGGCAGTAGCTAACTGATTATTAGCTACTGCTTTACTTTTAACTCTATCTGTTAAAAGAATGATGTTGTTAATATCTAACATCTTTTTCACCTCCTTTCTATATTATTTAGTAAGGAGATTATTAAGCCTATCTAGAGTACATTAAGTACTCTAGATAGGTTATATTTGTTCTCTTTACTATATATATAATATATAACTGTTTTTCAGTCACTTTGACACCTTAATAGTTATTTAGATACTTGTGCTATATACAGATACTTAAATAAAAAAAATATAAATGCTACAGATAGACTCTATATAGAGTCTATCTGTAGTTTAAGGTTAATAGAATATATACTTTACTAGCATATTGCAACAATATAATATAGCTATTATAAACACTACTGCTATAGCTGTGTCTATTAGGCTATAGTTATATTTAATTATTCTATATAGTATAGATATTGATAACAATAAACATATTAAGTATATAATCCTTATTGCTACTCTTTCGAACATATAGTAGCCTTCTTATTATCCAGATTCACTACTATACTACTATCTAGTGTTACACTTTTAAGAATACATCGGTTTATTAAATTATTTTTAATTATAGTAATACCCTTAATAGGTGTTTTAGCGTCACTATAGCTTCTGTATAAAGACGAGGACATAAAATTCGAGTTATTTATATCAAAACTTTTCATTTAGCCCTCCTTCTCTTGTTTCTAGTACCTGTAACTCCTGGCGTATTATATCTAGCTTCTGAGATATATCATCTAGAGTTTCTTTAACTGTTTTTTTATCTATAACTTG